ATAATAAAGAGAAGTATTTGTTGGAACAAATTACCGACTTTATTAATAAAATCAGTTCAAAACTATAAATAATAATATGACGCAAACATATCATAATTTTATTTCTAGTGTTTTGGAAGAAAATTATGCCGAGGCTAATAAATATTTAAAGCAATTAGTCGAAGCAAAATTGAAGGGTAAAATCAAAAAGGCAGTAAAGAGCTGCAAAATGAGAGGTAAATAACCCCAATAAATAAAAAAGATTATGAGCGATATCAAAGACACCTTAAATGAAGAAGCAAAAGAGATTTTAACACAAGAATCTCTCACCAAGCTTGAGCAGCACTTCAACGAAAAAGTTAACCTCCACGTTGAAAAAGCACTCAATGAACAAGACGAAGAGTATTCTGCTGCTCTTGAAAAGTTTTTAGAAGCATTAGATGCTGATCACTCCACCAAGTTAAAGAAGGTGGTTGAAGCAATTGAAGTAAACCATACTAACAAATTAAAGAAAGTAATTGCCAAGTATGAAGGTGCATTAACTAGTGAAGCTAACGATTTTAGAAAAGAATTAGTTTCAAAGATTAGCACATATTTAGATTTGTATCTTGAAAAGGTTGCACCACAAGATGCTTTAGTTGAGGCTGTTAAGAATAAACAAGCTGCAACTATGTTAGAGTCCATACGCGCTGCATTAGGTGTAGATATGGCTCTTGCAAAAGAGAGTGTTCGTACCGCTGTAATAGACGGTAAGAACCAAATTGATGAAGCTCGTACAGAGCTTGAGGACTTGAAAGCCAAGTTTATTGCTTTAGAGCAAGATAACACTGCACTTCGTGCAAAGTTATATATAGAGCAAAAAACAGCCGACTTGTCAAACGATAAGAAAGGGTATGTTAAGAAAATTCTTACCGGTAAGTCATTAGATTTTATCAAAGAAAATTACGACTACACCATTTCAATGTTTGAGAAGAAGGAAGAAGAAAGACTTCAAGACCTCACTGAACAGGCAAAGGCCCACTCAACAAGTGGTAAAGTTGACCGTGTAGTACTTGAGGAAAGTGCACCAGCACCTACTCAAACACAAACACATGAGCCAACAAATCTTTATCTTTCAGAACTTCAAAAGTATAAGTAATACATAACAATTTATTACCTGAGGGATATGAGACTGTTTCTCTATCCCTGATATACATTTATACAAATGTATGTTTGCAGATAAACATTTAACATAAACATATAATATGAATCAAGTAAGACCAAGTAATTCATTCATTGACATGGGTCGCGCAAAGGCCCTTCTCGAGAAGTGGGCTCCAGTATTGGACTACACTTCTGATAACGTAAAAGCAATCACTGATGACCATCAGAGATATACAACAGCCTGCCTCTTGGAAAACCAAGAGAAGTGGTGCTTAACAGAGTCCAACAACATTGCCGGTGGTACTGGTTCCGTTTTTTCTAACGGTTCAGTAAACATTGGTCAATATGGTAACCAAATTCCAAACAGCTATTCAGCTGGTGATACTTATGCAACTGGTGATTTCAGATTGCCTAAGATTCTTATCCCAATGATCCGCCGTACCTTCCCTGAGTTGATCACTAACGAAATCGTTGGTGTTCAGCCAATGTCAGGTCCAGTAGGTCTTGCATTTGCAATTCGTTACAAGTACGATTCACAAGCACTCGGTAACGGTGTTGACGGTCAGCCAACACAAACAGGTACAATTAACCTCCAACCACAAGATCAATCAAATGGTAAGGAAATCGGTTATCAATACCTCGACACACGTTTCACCGGTACAAGCTCATTAGCATTGTCCGGTCTCGGTGCTGGTTCAGACTTCGAATATCTCCAGACCGACTCTGGTGTTGCTCAGTTGCTTGCTAACTTCGAATTAACAGGTAAGATTCCACAAATCGTTACCTCATTCGAGAAGACAGCAGTCGAAGCCGGTACACGTAGGTTAGCCGCTCGTTGGTCAGTTGAACTTGAGCAAGATCTCAAGAACATGAACGGTATCGATATCGACACCGAGCTCACCAACGCAATGAGCTATGAAATACAAGCTGAAATTGACCGCGAAATGTTAATGAGAATGGTCCAAATTTCTCTTAACGCTGGTTACAATGTTGGCTATTCACTCTGGAGCCCAGCTTCAGCAGACGGTCGCTGGTTAGTAGAACGTAATCGTGACTTCTATCAGCACGTCATCATCCAAGCAAACAGAATTGCAGTTCGTAACCGCAGAGGTTCAGCTAACTTCATCGTTTGCACACCACGTGTTTCAGCAATTCTCGAAATGTTGCCTGAATTCCAATGGGTGCCAGTCCAAGGTAACGTTAACACACAACCAGTTGGTGTTGCTAAGGTAGGTTCACTCGGTGGTCGTTTCAACGTTTACCGCGATACACGTACAGAAGCTCAATCAGACTTCTATCCTAACAGCGGTTACCCAGTGAAGCGCACAGTTGAGTATGCATTGCTCGGCTATAAGGGTCCTGAGTTCTACGACACAGGTATCATCTACTGTCCATACATCCCAGTTATGGTACAGCGCACAATCGGTCCTAACGACTTCTCACCACGTGTTGGTCTCTTAACACGTTATGGTGTAGTTGACAACATCTTCGGTGCTGAATTGTATTATCATACAATTATCGTTAAGGATCTCGGTGTTGCATTCGCACCAGGTCAGCAAGTTGTTTACTTCTAATCGAAGTTGGCAGTTTAAACAGAAAGAGCGTACCGAAAGGTACGCTCTTTTTTTGTCTTTTTATATATTACTGACGTGGTGTCTTGTAATATGGTACATGTGCACAAGTGATATCAAGCAGGTGAGAATTAATATCTGGTGTGGTGCGAATAGGACATATATCAATACCACCTCTACGGGTGTACAAACACTTCACTATCAAGCTCTCAGGTTGAAAAGTGTCAAGTAATCGCTTAAAGATAGTTTCACAAATTTCTTCATGAAAATGACATTCATCTCTAAATGAAACAATATACTTTGCAAGACTAATCGGGTTAATATGGTAAGGTGTCTTAATATCAATAAAAACATCACCCCAATCAGGTTGTCTAGTAACTCTGCAATTACTCTTCAAGAGTGAACTATGATACTTTTGATACTGTAAACTATTAGGCTCACCAACCAAATACTTATAATCAGAAACTAACAAAAAAGGATCTTCTTGATAACGATTGAAAACAACTGTATTCAAATCAAATGTTTCTTCAAGAGTAGTATACTCATTCCAATATGAATCACGATATTCATCGTATTTTTGATAATGAACAACTTCCTTTGTGGTGTAAAATCTGCATTGAACATTAGTTTCAAGCAAATCACTTAAATCTTTCTTAACTGTGTTCTCAATAAAACTAATTACTTCATTAGTGTTAGAACCAGCTGCATACATATTAAAGCTATTGAGATAAAGCTTCAAGCTCTTACTTTCAACAATGTACTTATTAGTTGCAGGGTATATAATCTTAAGAAGACCAGAAACAGGTAAACCAAGTTGCGTCAAAGCACTAACTTCATAAGCATTCCAAACATCATACCCATCAAATGGTGGTGCATCATCAGAAATATTAAGATGAACACGGTTACTTTGTCTTGGTTCTCTTACGAGAATAGATTTGTCATATTGATTAGGATAATCAACTATCTTACCTAAAACTTTTGAAACATTTGTATTATCAATTGTCATATACAGATATATTATACCTGTCTTACTATATAATTCAAGATGTATTAATTGTTTTTTAGCATTAAATACAATAAATGGCTGTTCAACAAAAAATTAAAAGTTTTACCACATTCATAGGTAATAAAATTAGTTTTTTATTTGCTGATGGTACCACTGCTACTGCTGTATACGATCCAGTTACTGGTGCTAAAGTGTCTGGTAGTGGTAACGCACCAAATATTTTTAGTTTAAAAAATGCTGCTAAAGCTGTAAAATTTACAGTCTCTGCGGTTAAAAATTTACAAAGTCTGTTACCAAGTAATTTTGTTTCAGGTAATAAAACTATAGCTGGTTATAAAGAGAAAATAATTAAGGCTATAACATTTAACAAATTAGATATTATTATTAGTGTTAAAAATAAGATAAAAGATATCTTAGGTATTTTTAATGCTGGTAGTGCTGTTGTATCACAATTACCTAAATTGTTTAATTTACCCGGTGTAAGTTTATCAGATTTAGCAACTAAAGCAAGTGCACAACTTAAGACTGCACGCGAATCAATAACTAATTTAGTCAAAAATAGTATAAATGGTGTAAAAACATCTATACAAAATACATCTAATTTAGGTGATTTAGCGGTGAGTAAATATAAAGAAGTAGATAATTTAGCAATTAACAATCCATTAGAAAAGAAAGAACTTGCACAGTCACTTATAAAACAAAAACAAGTAGAGGATACTATAGTAGAACAAAGTTCAATCAGCTTACAAGAAAAGGTCATAAAGAAAGTTGAAATATTTACCCAACCTGTCGAAACAAGTCAAAATATTGTTTCAACAATAACTCAAGTAGATTAATTATGATTCATCACGAAAAATATAATAGTAATTACATTGGTATTGTTATACAAAATAATGATCCTAAAGGTAAAGGACGTATTAAAGTATATGTACCACATATATCACCAACTGTATATAAACGTTGGAATGAATTATCAGAGGATAAGAAATTTAAGTTTTTAGGTAAAAATATTGATAGTGATTTAAGTAGAATTGTACATGAATTAAAAGAAATATTACCTTGGTGTAATTGCGCATCACCACTTATTGGTGAAAATTCATCTGGTAGATATAATACTAATTTAGATTATGGTAGTACTTCAGATAGTAGTTTTTATGGATTAAGCGGATTTCAAACCGGTGGTCCTTTTACACCTGATTCAAATGATAATACAACTGATGGTACAGGTGAAAAAGAAGGTGCAATATATGAAAAATATAAAACTAAGTTAACAGATCCATTTAGTGATCCTAAAACTAATAATGTTAATCAAGTAAA